ATTATCGGAAGTCAGAGAGGGTATTACCCTTACTGATTTGAAAATTGACTTTTTCCTTGGCCCGAGTAATGGTCCGAATGGTCGACCAAAGCTGTCATCAGCATTGGAAGAAGCGGCAATTCTGGTTCATGGACGAACGGATTTGTACAACGCCTTACGTGATATATGTATTGCCACAGGTAATACATCGTTTCACGAGTATTTACTCAAATTGAGTAAAGTCTATCGGGGGTTTATAGTACCCAAGGATGATAAACAACCCTTGGCTAAGTCTAATATTAGGCTTAGAAAACTCATAGCCATACCCGATAAAGGTAATAAGAGTCGAGTAATCGCAATTTGCGATTTCTGGACTCAATCAGTACTCCGTCCTATAGAGCTTAAGGTTTTAGATGTAACAAAAGCCTTGTTCTCAAAGAACCTGGCATATTACAGTCACAGTGAGGGGTGGAAAGATATTATCTCTCTTCCTCAGGAAGTTCAGAATGAACTTTCATCACTTGATGCTAGTTCATGGACTGACAACTTTCCGGCTAGTCTTCAATACATTGTAATGAAGGCCCTGTTCGGACAAAAGTTAGCAGATTCGTGGTATACACTAGCTGTAAAATGTCCATGGTTTGTTCCCGGATCTCCCCACCCTATTTATTTCGGGAAGGGACAAGGTATGGGAACAAAGGGTAGCTTTGCAATAGCACAGCTAACCGACCTACTTTTTATATCGTATACCTTAAATAAGGTATATGGTGAAAAAGCAAAGTCTCTCTACTTTATGAAAGTAGGAGACGACCTAGTAATTCAAGACCCATCCAATAAATTGCCTGGGTTGTATGAAGAAATAGGGGTCCCAATAAACCTGGCCAAATCTAAGTTCAAAACTAAGTTTGGCTCCTTTATAGAATTCGTCTCGAGAAACTCATGGAACACTTTAGAGTGTTCTAAGGCTTCTCCCAGATTGATCACGAGATTTCTCCGTGATGACCATTATACACTCCCATTATACGATCATATCGTAGAAAGGGACATGTCTACTCTCTCCATTCAAGAACTTCTTGATATGAAGACAGAGGTTTTAAAGATTAGGCCGAATTTCGACCTAATCAAACTGCAGGCTCGACAACAGAAGATAATGAAAATCATTACACTTCTGCATTTACTTAAGGATAACCCTCGAGGAATCGAGGATCCAAAAAGTTATTGGATTGGTTATACGACTGAGGCGAAACTCGTCTTAGTTAAAAACCTAATCCTTGTTACCCTACAAGAGATCCTAAACCAAC